GTGCTGTGGTCTCAATTACTTCATTGTAGACATCATTGTGCTTCTGCCTAGTAACAGCCTCAGCCTTAGCCTGTAGCGGCCCTACAAGGCCAGCAGCAAGCAGTCCTTCTACTTCTTCTGAGGAGGTATTAGACACATGAGGATACAGGATTGAAGCCTGCTCCTTAAGGAAAGCAGACCCAAGAAAGCCAGTAGGGCCTGAGGAAGTATCCACAGGAAGCCTAAAGACAGTATTGGTAGTCTTAGGTTTTTCTGTACTGAATACAGTCATTAGAGACCAATTCTAGCTGCGTGAGAAGTTCTAGGCTGCTCGTTAACCTGCGGAGTAGGTGCCCTAGTGAAAGCAGCCTTGATACCATCAAAGCCACCACCCATCTGGAATAGGTTACCACCAATACCAGCGATAGCTCCCCACGTGGCAGCTTTCTGTTGATACTTCTCAATGTCAGCACTAAGGCTAGACATCTGGGAGCTAAAGCCTAGGCCAGAGCCAAGCTGTGAGCCTAGTGAGCTAATACCGCCAGCTAACGCAGAGCCACCTAGAGCACCCATAGAGGCTCCAGCGGAGATAGCCATAGCTCTCTGTAGCTGAGCTTCTCTGATGCTCTGACGGTTACTGCGCTCAGTGCTAAGCTCTTGCTGCTTACGGGCAGCTTTAGCAGCTTTCTTTTGGGCGCTGTAGGCCATAACTGTGCCAGCTACAGCAGCTACTGCCCCTACGACTGCGAGTACTGGACCCATTATACTTCTCCGTAGAAATAGACTTGCATGTTATCAGCAAACCCTTTTAGTTTAAATCCAAGCTTTTCGATAAGCTTTCTAATCTTCTGGTTCTCTGGGTCAATGGCAATAAAGATACCAGCGTAACCAGCAGTAGTGAAGAAGTCGTGCCAGTCCTCTAGTCTGTACTTCATGTCCAAGAACACACCCTTAGTCATCTTGGCTATATCAGACAAGTGCAGGATTACGTAGTCATCGTTGTATTCTAGCCTAATGGTATAGTCAGGAGTCTCTACTAGTGGCATTGATTTAGAAACGTGCATTTACACCAATCAAGACTGAGTACCCAAGAAGTACAAAGTTCTTACCTTCTTCTGCTTCAAATCTAAGTCGCATCGATCTACCTGATCCTCTTACTTTAAGTCTGGTAACTACTACAGACTTATTTTGCCCAGTGTCAGACAGATCGGATGGGTCAACTACAGGCGTGGGTTTAGGTTTATATACTTGTTGACGAGTAGAGGCGTAGTCCTTGAAGTCCCAATAGACACCCATGTATAGGCCAGAGGCATTGATTACTTTATAGTCAGGACCAAAGCCAAAGCCTTCTTCTGTGCTGCGGCAATAGACAGTCACGTAAGGCGCAGTCTTCTTGAGGAGAAGATCGCCACCAAAGTCGTAACCACACTCCACAAAGCTATCGTAGTCTAGTGCAGTCCAGTCTCTAAACTCAATAGAGTTAAAGGTGCTGATGGTCAGCTTGTTAGCAGTAAGGGTGAGGATACCAATCTGAGTAAGAGCATTACTGATAAGACTGTAGCCAGTTACCCAAACAGAGTCTCCATTAGCGTCTACAATAGCTGCTTCAGAGTTGTCAAAGATTTCATCGTCAAAGGCAGTAGCACCATAGGCATCAAAGAAGAACACATCGGCAGCGTAGGTATCAGCAGCAGTTATGCGCCAAGGATAGAATGCCTGAAGAGGAATATCCAGGATTAGGAACTCAGTCTTACGGTTAGTACTAGTCTCTCCGTTAGCTGGGTAAAGCCAGAAGATTTGCTTGTTTACTCTGTCATAAGCAGCAGTAACATTCTCCTTGGCGTTGGTATCAATCTCCTCCCAGAAGCTTTGAATAGTAGCAATAGAAAGGTTCTGTTCGATAGGGAAGCCAGAGCTTTCATCGTAGGAGAACGTATGGATACCGTACTTACTCCACCAGAAAGGAACACCTTCAGCAGATACAAAGCTAGTAGGAGTATAGATACCTACGTTGGAGACCTTGGACACGTAGTAGCTAGTAGCACTAAAGCGGCTCTCAGGGCCAGAGATAACCCATACACCATTATCAGCGAAGACGTAGAGGTACTGATTATGAGTGTAAAGCTTCTTGATATTGTTGGCCTCTGGTATGTGGATAACACCGCCGTCAGTCTCAAGAAGATCGCTGTAGTACTCAGACACAGGGTCGTTCTGCTGAGAGCATTCACCGATGATGGTGCAGCTAGAGGTCTGGTTAATAGTCTCGACAATACGACTGTAGAGAATCTTACCCGCATTCTTGCCAGAGCCTAACCCAGCATAGAACATACGGCCAGCGTAGGAGGCTACGCTTCTGAAGCGTTCATTCTCTATTTCTACAGGAAGGCCAACAAGACCGCTGACAGCATTACGATCCTTGTTAAAGAAGTCAAGGACATAGTGCCCATTCCCAATAAGACTGGAACCAGAGTAGACTTTAAGCCAAGTACTAAGATCGAAGTTACCATCTGAGTTCTTTCCGCTATACCATGGATGGGTAAGGGGTGGCCAAGCGCCACGGTTAGCTACGTAGTTCTCTAGGGCAGTAAGGCCCATGTTATTAGGAATATTTACGAGACCTAATGGTACTCCAGGGAAGAGGGTGCCGATAAGAGCACCAATAATAGTCTCTGTACCAACTAGCCTAGTGTCACCAAAGTTACCTGACCAACCTACATTAAAGGTATCGTACTTGCGGCCTATAGTAATGACTGAGGTAGGGATTTGCTCAGTAAGGTCACAGATGTCAGACTGCCAGTCAAAGTCTCTGATTCTAAACTCAATCTGAGTAGCGGTAATAGCTACGCCGTCATAAGTAAGATATACAGTATTGATACCTTCTCCAGCTACCACCAAGACAGAAGCGATGACAGCAAACTCAAAGCGGTAGTCAGCAGCAGACTTGTTAGGAGCAGAGTAAGAGGCTAGATCAATAGACAAACCAGTATATTGAGCGCTATAGGGAGCGTTAGCACTATTGTAGAAATACAACGCAGAGCCAGCCTGAACAACCATAAAGCTAAGGCCAGCAATACCTGCTGGATTGTCCCACTGGCCTACAAAGATTTGCTTAGTAGGGTCTACAGTGAAGCTGGAGAGTTCATAGCCAGGTTCAAAGTCTAGTCCTAGTCTACGGGACCTAGCTCCGTCTCTACCCAAGGAACAATTAAGCTCATCGACAGAAGCATTCTCAGGGAACGTAAGCTCCCCTGCTTCTGTGACAAGACCTTTGATAAGGTTATTAACTGTTCTCTGATTAAGCTTCTGCATGTTTTCTTTGTTGCCGTTCTTCGTGGAGACGATCAGACTTTACAGCAAAAGACTCCTTGGAGTTACGGATGTAAGCTTCTACAGCTTCTATAGCCTTTTCTAGGCTAGTGTACTTACCTGAGAGTTCAAAGGGAGCAGAGCCTCTAGTAGTTCTAACAGAGAAGAAAGATTGTGATCTAGTCTTGCCTACCACATAGTCAGTCTTGTGTTTAGCAGACTCAATCTTGGCATACTGCTTCTCTAGGTCAAGCTCTACCGTAGAGGTTGCGGGTGTTGGCTCGTTTGGTTTTGAATCGGTCATTTTGGATACCACTCTTAAGGCGTCTAGCTGCTTGTTCAATCTTGGGGTCAGACCCAGACTTAAATACAGAGAAGCAAACAGACTTAGCTTCAGCAAGGAGATAGGGGAACAGTGTGTCACTAAGTTCTGGGACAAAGGCATCAGACATAGTGAAGGCTGGATACTTAGTACCCCAGCAGCGAGTCTTACTTTCCTGTAGTGTAGAATCTACAGTCATATCATAAGAGTCGCATACGATGTACTGGTTGTCGAAGGAGGTGTAGTACCTAGGGTCTTTGTTAGTACGGCAGACCAGATTGATGCCACTTACAGGATCAGGTACCTCAAGGACATCCTCATCGTCAGCACTGGGCATAGAGTCTAGGAACTTGATGGGGTCCTTCCAGTATACTTCCTTACCATTGTACTCAAAGAGTCTAATCTCTTTCAAGTTAGCTGGGTATAGAAAGTAATTAGGCCGCGTAAGGTCTGACAGTGCAGTCAGCTTTAGAAGCTGATCATGCTCAGGAGTCTCCCTAGCGGCCACAATATTGAAGTAGGTATCTCTGACTACAGAGGCATACTGAGTAGCTTCCTCAGTGTCAAAGATGCTGTTAACTGGTTCACCATCTAGATCATTCAAGATGCTCTGGGTGATTTCAAGAAGGGTGCGGCGCATTACGAGCCTTTAATATAAACAGTCACAAAAAGATTTCTAGCGGTGTCTGAAGCACCATCTGTCTCTACAGATATACGGCTATCATTAGTAACGCTATTATTGCTAACAGGGTTAAGGACATCAATGTCACCTGCGGCTGAGCCGGACTGAGTAATAGTGAGGGTTCCCATGGAAGCACCAGCAGCATTCTTAACGGTGACTGTAGCGTTAGCTGTGGTGAGGGAACCAGCTAGGACGGTAACAACTTTAGTTACAGTACCTGCGAATGGAATGGGGATGTACACAGTGCTAGCAGTAGACACATCAGTGATCAATGCTGTCAGTGTATAGGGAGGAACTACCCAAGAGCCGCTACCAAGGCCATCAGACAGATAGACTTCATTAGCACCGGCAGATGCTACACCCTTAGGTTCATGAAGGTCGGCACCAGTAAGAGTAGAGTGAGCAGGCATGGTATCTCCTAGGGAAGGAGGAAGGGGGCCGAAGCCCCCAACCAATTAGAGCTTGATGTACTCGATGTACAGCTTACCTGCACCAGCGGTATAAGCGGCAGTGTTCCACTTAAGGCCGATGTAGGCGTCCACGGTGGCAGGCGAGCCAGTCGTGGTAAGAGTACCGTCGCAGCGAACAGTCTCACCAATACCGTCAATAGCGGTAAGGGCAATAGCGGCGTCGATACCAGTAGCTGCAAGAGCAGTACCAGCAGCGTTGTAGGTGCCGATGTCAAGAGTAGCAGCACCACCAGAGGTAGCAGCAGCACTCATAACAAGGGTAGCACTAAGGATGACCGAGTTAGCCGGAAGAACCGGGTTATTCAAGTCAATGTTAGAGGCACCAAAGGTAGTAGCAATAGCGGTAAATGCTGGAATTTCAACTACCAGCACTTGACGCATTGCATTGGAGGTAGTGCCCTGGAACTTCAGAGCACCTTGGTCAGTGTCAGTAAGGACACGAAGACCATCAGCGTTAGTGTAGGACATGTAACTATACTCCTATTACACGTTAACTTTGGTGATGACACGAACCATGTTCTCGGGACGGTACAGCTTAACGCCATAACGAGCCGTGGTCACGTATTCATCACGCTGCTTGTCTTTGTTGTACTCGAAGTCAACTTTCGGAGCCTGACGCCAAGCACCGACGAAGGGCGAGACGTTGGAAGCAGCCGAGAAGAAGAGGTTGACACGACCATTAACCGAGGAGAAGTCTTGGTTAGCAGGGGTGCCAGCAGCGTTGGTAAGCGCGTTGTCAGTAGCAGTACGGAGGTAGTTCGACGTATATACGTCAAAGCCGTAGATGTTTTTGACAAACTTCATGCCGGTGGCAATACCATCCGACACAATGCCTTCCCAGCGCGGGTTATCCGAAACAGAAACAAGGTTAGTGAGGGTGTTGATCGTGTACTCAACCGAAGGGTCAACGATAGCGATCAGGTTAGTGTCCGGCACGTTAAGGCGCTTGAGAGCATAACGAGCACGGGCAAAGTCGGACACGGCAATAAACGTACCAGTAGCCGAGCCAGCCCAGCGATGCTGGATGCCGTCGATCAGTTCCTGCGAGTTAGCAGCAACACCAGCTTCAGGCGTAGCAAGCGTAGTGCGCTCGAAGTGTGCCATAATTGCACGTTCCTGTTCGGGAACGAAGGCAGCCTCAAGTTGAGCAGCGTAGAACGCATCTTGCTTAGCTTTATTGGTGATGTACGAAGCACTCGACAGGTACTCGGTGATAGAGAACTGGAACTCACCAGTATCCATCGGACGGTACAGAACGTCAGTGTCTTCTTCGTAGTTGTCAACTTGCAGTTGGCCGATAGACGGAATGGTAAACACATCACCATCCGGGAATCCGTCCAACATACGGACGTATTTTTGAGCCATCATCTCATCGCGAAGGATTTCTTTGAGTTCCGAAGACCAAAGTTCCGAGCGAGTGAGTTGGCTCATATTTGTAGTAGTCATACCACTCATTTGGGCTTTCTCCTATTAATTGCCAAATCGGTCGCCAAGGCGCATCTTATCTTGAATCATTTGTTGTTGCGTCTTGGGATTAAAGTAAAGAGTCTTGTTAGTTCTACGGAGATTCTGATACCAAGACCAGTCTCTCTCCGAGGGGTTGGAATAATTCCCTGCGGCAGTATTGATAGTGCCGGAGACCATAGTTTTATTCTCTGGTTTAGGCTCTCCAATAAGCGTCATAAACGCAGTGGGGGATTCAGCGGCTAGTTCAGACAGTCTCGGCAGAGACATCCCTAGCTCTTGTGCCTTCTTCTCCACATGAGCTTTCGCTTCGGTACCGTACTTCTGTTGAAGTTGGTCTTGAACGATTTTAGTGTTCTGAGAAGCGGTATTAGTTTGCTCACGTTTACTCAGGGTTTCTTCTACAAGGCGTTGGATTACATCTTCACTAAGAACCGGCTTGGTATCGCTCGGGTTAGAGTCCCCTTTATTCGGTACAGAGTTTGCATTGGGGTCTTGCCGCCTGCTCTGCAATTCAGCCAAAAGCTTCTTAGAGGCTTCTTCCTTCGCCAGTTCACCACGAAGATCAGCAAGCTGAGTCTGTAGTTCCTTGATAAAGTTATCCGACTCTAGTTTAGACTTTGCAAGAACTTGAGGGTCCTTGAATGCCTCACCTTTAACCTCTACAATCTTCGCCAGCCAGTCTTCGTTGGTTTGAGGATTAGTGGGTGGATTGCCGTCTTGACCCTTGGTTTGGTCTTCAAATAACATCTTCTTCCTTCTCTATGGTTATGAGATTTAGTACGTCTTGCATCACTGCATTGTATTCGTTGACAGCGATTTGCTTCTGCTCCCAACCTGGGGAGTAGTCTCGGACAGCCTCCTTCTTGACAAAGTTGGCCTCCAATACCCTACGCAACTCATTAAGAGTTGACCGGAACTTCTTAACTTCGTCCCGTGTAAATCCTGCGGCCAGCCATCTAGAATCCATTAGAGTCCATTCTCCGCTGCGATCTGCATCTGTTCAAGCATATCTGCTTCGTTATCCTGCATAGCCATCTGAGTCTCAGTGGCTTCTTTAACTGCGATATTCTCTCCGAAGAGTTCTGGTTCGTTGAGTTCCTCAGAGATGATCTGAGCAAACTTCTTACCAGACAGATGGGCTGAGACAGTAGGATCAGTAGCCTTGAGTTGCCACAGAGTAGACAGGCTCTGTACTCTACGTGCCTTCTCAGCAAAGTGTCTAGCACCCATAGGAACAATTTTACCGTTACCGCTGATGTCTTCCTTACGAATCTGTCTAAAGACAGTAACACCGGAGTTAGGGTCTACAATCTCAATATTGTCAATCATATCCAGATTACGGGTAGACAGTTCTAGCATAGCGTTAAGAGCAGGCTCTAGGAAGACTCTCTCAAAGTGAGCGGCTTTGTGCTCAAAGATTCTAGACGCAGAGTTCTGAAGCTGTTGGACTTCGAAGGCAGTCTTTTCGCCGGGAGTACGAATACCCATAGCTTGACGAGGAGCACCAGCCATCTCTTCCATCTTGTCTTCAAGAGTTCTGATCTGGAAGTCAGCGTTAAGAGCAGTGGCGTCAGGGACTAGATAGGCTACGTCACCCTCTTCACCCATATAGATACGAGAACCAGGAGCGTAGTCAAAGTCTTCTACGTCTCCTCTGATCTTCGTGATCGGGTAAGCGATCTGGTCGAATACGTCAGCCTTGAGGTTTTCGAGGTGATCAATGCGATACTGCATCCCAACGAGATTGTCCAAAGGACCCATGGCATATAGATTATCAGGGCGTTCTCTCCAGCCTGCGTGAAAGATAGGTGCTTTACCAGACCAGCTAGGCTGTTCTACATTCTCAAGGATGTACGCCCTGTCCACGACCGTGATGATTCGGTCTCTGAGGAGGACTTGGTTAGAGTAGTCGTAAAGGTCTCCGTAGAACGTGAGAATCTCGACATAGTTGGAGTCGTAGTAATTTTTAATATCAGTAAAGCCATCAGCAGTATAGGCGTTACCTTTAGAAACATCTCCATCCCCACCCTTAACAGCGTTACGGGCATAGATCATCTTGTCAAAGATTCCCTGGTAGCTCGTATTACCAGAGTCATCAATATACTTTTTAACTTCGCCAAGAGTCATAATGGATTTAATGATCTTAGGAGTCTTATTGAAGGCAGCGGCACTAGGATTGAAGACAATATCGTAGGGACTGATACGAACAATACGAGGACCTACATAGTCTAGTACCTGAGTACCGTCCTGCTTGGTACGGAAGCTCTTCTCGAACTCGACAGTAGCGAAGCAGTTACCAAAGATGATATAATCTTGGACTAGTTTAGAGGCTACAGTGGTAAAGTCTGATTGCCGCAGCTTGTTATCCATATAGGCTTGGATGACATCACGCTTAAGCTTGGTACCAGATTCCTTGTCCAGTGCTTCCCACTTCATCCACTTGTTCTGGGGAAACAGGGTGGCCATGTAGTTGGCATGAAGATTGTCGCTGATCTGCGTCAGTTTGGGTGTGGTAGTGGTGTTAGACCAAGGAAGAATAGCATTAGAGGTCGTCTTAGTAGACGTTGCGTAGAGATAGTTACGCAGTTCTTTCTTTTGCTCAATCCACGAAGAGCGGTAGTTATTCCACTCCATCCACTTGTTTGCAATCTCGCAAGCAAGGATGTCCGGGTGGATAATGCTCTCAATGTCTAGGACGGTACCGGCCATTAAATAACGGGCTTTCTGGTTTTCTTACGTTTCTGTAGAATCTGAGTCTCAGTAGGATTCAAATAACCCTTCTTCACTCCTTTAGAGTAAGCATCCTGAGTCTTCTTCTCGCCAGCCATAGCTTCCTTGGCGGTGTTGTTAGCTTTAGTAGTGCGGCTAAGTTTAGAGGGCTTCTCGAACTTGGCTGAGGTAGAATTCTTAGCACCAGTCTTAACCTTCTTCATGCCGCGTTAGCTCCCCTGAACTTGAACTGGGACCAATCAATGTTGCTACGCTTCTCTTGATTAGAACCTTTAGTGGGCTTGACAGAGATATCAATAGCGTTAGCAAAGGCATCAATTACGTCGTCATGGGCAGGGTTCTTGGAGGAGAGTTCTTCTTCCAGAGTCTGACACTCACCACCTTTGTAGTGCCAGATATTTCCCATGTCATAGCGGGGTTCTAGGATAGCAAGGATTCTTTCCTGCTTGGAACGAGACTGTGGCCTATGTTCATCAATGGTAATGGCCAGGCCGTTGTCTCTGATCATCTCCTTGAGTTGTCTAACAATAACTGCTTGAGCGACTGTAACCTCTGCTCTAAGTTTTCTAAATCCCCACTTATTCGATAGTTGAAGGAGATGCTCAAAATATTCGCTAATACGATCAGTACGAAAGCGATCAATGTCCAAGACGTAAATCTGGTTTTCACTGTCAATGCCTACAACAACAATGGCCGTGAAGTCTGCTTTCTTGGACAGGCTGAAGGCAAAGTCTACAGCGGCAAAGACATTCATACGCTTACCACGGAAGAACCAGTAGCCGTTCTCCTGAGTTAGGAACTTCCTCTCATAGTACTGGAACTTGTCTTTGGTAACTGGGACAGTATCAGGATCAGAGGGATCGTTGTAGTACTGTGCTCTGAACTGACCACGGTCTAGATACTGGCCACGCTTCTTGGCAATGATTTTCTGGTCAAAGCCAAACCACTTACCGTCCTTACGCTGTTGCTTAGGCCAGAGGAACTCTCCGGTACCATCGCCACGAGTCTCTACTGCTTTCTCATGGACCTCATAGATAGGCTCTGAGCCAACCAACTCACCATCTTCATCATAAGAGTCTTGAGTCATAGACATCAACTCTGAATAAAGATCGGCAGGATGGTATCTGGTACCTACAACCCATTCACGGGCATTGGCTCCTTCAATAGACGACAGAAGAGAATACTGGCTCTTGACCTTTTCTCTGCCTTCTTTGGAGTAGGCATTTTCGTAGATCACCACGTCATCCATAACAGCGATATCGCAGTGCATACCAGTGATGGTTGTAGTAAGACCAGCAGTAAAGATGGATGGGTCTCTAACCTTCTCAGTCTCACGAAGGGGATGGTCTACCATAATCTCTGAGGTGGTCCAACGCTTACGCTTACCTTCTTCAGAGTTAATCATCTCAGGCCAGTAGCGTCTGTAGATATCTGAAGTCATAATGGACTTCATGAAGCTAAGCTGCTTCTCAGCAAGGTTAGCGGTAGCAGAGATATACAGGACTCTTAGAGTCGGGTCTTTAGTTAGTTCCCAGACAACACGGTAGGCTACAAGGCGGGACTTCTGGTGGTCTCTGGGGAACAGCAGTAGTTGGTGAGTAGAGGCATCTTCTCTATTCCACCAGCGTATAACTTCCTCATGGCAGGCACCAAGGACTTGCTCTGGAGCAATAAGCTTAATGAAGAACAAGAGGTCTGCTTCAGCAGCCTCCCTGATCTCATTAGCTAGTCCACGGCCTACGGTAGCCATCAGTTAATAATACCATCTTCTTTAAGACGCTTAAGGTCTGATTGAATAGTAGAGTCAGAGAAGGCAGCTTCAGCAGACTCAGAGATCAGCTTCTTGTTTTGCTTACGCTGCTGGGCATTGCCAGTCTTCCAAGGTTCTTCGATGAGGTACTTGGCAGCAGTGAAGCTAGACTTACCGTTAGTCTTGACTTCATTGATAATGGACTTGAAGGCTTCACGCTTACGGATGGTAGCTGCGATAAGTCTCCATTCGGAGATATGACGCTGGAACCAGTTAGCTTCAGTCAGACATTGCCAGAAGTAGATATCTCCAAAGACTTCCTCTGCGAAGGTAACTTCTGAGGGGTCATCGACAGAATGAGCTATGTACAATTTGTACAAACAAATCTTACCTTCCTTACCATTCTTGTCGTAGGTAAGCAGACCATCAGGGTTGTACTCAGTAAAGATTTCTCTAAGGAGCATGTTGTTCCTAGAGTTGTAGAGGTCTTTGTAGGAGAAGATACTCATAAGGCAGGGTTGTCCTTAAAATTCAATATAAGTTATAGTACCATATCTTTTCTCTAAAGTCAAGCTAAATCGACATACACTATAGATAATTCGACAAAACAGATACCTCCTATATAGTATATACTATAAGCTACCTTAAGGTACTGCCTAAGGACTATATATTTCTAAAGTAATATATAACCTAAGCTAACCTTAAGTACTGTGTGTAATATGCTTATGAAATATAAACTACGGAGTAGCACACAGTATATACCCTTAAGTATACTATAAGAGGCTCTGAGTACTCCTTAAGGGGCCTAGGGCTGTAGAGAGCCTAGGAGGGCCTTAGGAGAGCCTGTAGCACTTTAGGCTACCCTGACCTATAGAATAGCCTTAAGGGGCCTAGGAGGCTCTCCTATGAAGCGTAGAGGTATACTTCAGGATGACGGTAATTTCTATGAGATAATTTCAAGTGGTATTTCCTCTGAACAAGACCACCCCCCACTCCCCCCTGATGCCCTCATCCGCAATTCCCTGCATGTGTTGTGCTTCGTTATTATGCTAGGTTCATCGGGCATTGTGATAGGTAATACATCCTGACCTATCCTAACCCAGCATAAACCTTTGATCTATGTGGCATTAATGCAACACCATGTGTCCTGAATGCAACACATGTTAATGCTGTTTACATTTCATCCTTGTAACAATTCGTTACTTGACTCATGCCTGTCTTTCGTC